TCCACGAGATTGATTTAAAGATCATGGGCGCTTGGCTTTTAGAAATGCGCGACGCAGACGCAGCCCTTCAGCCAGACTGGATTTCAGGCCAGTTTCAACTTTATGTAAAAGACGATTTAGGCCGAATGAAGAGAGTAAAACGTGTTCTAATGGAGTTCGAAGACAAAGAGGCACTAGATGAGCGTTGAATCTAATCGGTCACGCTACCCAGTCCGCTACAATGCGGCCTACTGTAAGCAAATGATTGAGCACATGGCTCAGGGATATTCCTTTGCGTCGTTTGCTGGTGTGCTTGGCTGTTCTTACGGCACGCTTAAAAAATGGTGCGACACTTATCCAGAGTTTCAAGCCGCTAAAGATATTGGCATTCAGCGAGCCCGCTTTTGGTGGGAGCAAGAGGGAATGAAGGGGCTTTGGCGCTTTAAAGATGGCCCGCAATTGAATGAGAAAATCTGGCTTGCTGCAATGCGCGTCCGCTTCGGATGGCGTGACAACGACGTTAGAGAAGTTAATCTCAACACGAAAGACGTTGCACAGTTGATAACAGAGGCCGAGCGATTCGTTACGGCATTGAAAGAGAAACAAGAGACCGATGCAATTACCGATCAAGATAAGACCGATTCAACCGTCTGATCATGCTTTTATATTCGATGCTTGGTGCGAGACGGTAAGGCCGTTTTATAAGTACGTTGACAAGCGTTTATTTAGATCGGCAATGAATGAGCGAATCAAAGATGCTCTCGGGCGCTGTGCAATCTCACACGGTGGCTTTGTGGTCTGTGATGAAAACGAGCCAGACCAAATCTTTGCTCTGCAAGTGGTTTGCGTACCGATTGAAGACGTTGCAGTAATTGATTTTGCTTTTACTAAATCCTTTTACTGGCGCATGGGCTTACAGCGAATGCTGCTCGAAAGTTATCCAGAGAGCCAAAAGGTTCTAACTCTTCAAGCTAAAGCGTTAGGCGAGCGCGAATTTCAGCAGCCAGACGGGACACCTTTAGCCCTACACCTTAAAAACAGATACGGGATTGTACTCGATCCATTTTTCCACGAACGAACTTAACAGGGGTAAGAGATGAGACTTAAAGCGATAAAGGTTGGCTATTCGGTAAAGGTTGGCGACCGTGAAGGTGTTCACTTTGTTGATCAAGGTGATCAAGCAAAAGATGGTTTTCGAATTGAAATCAAGGCACTTCCAGGCCACGCGATGAGTGTCGTTGAGATTCAAAACAAAAGAACACAAGCCATTGCCTGGACATCTTTTTCGAACGTCGTTTATGCCGAGCCATTACGAGCGCCATTGCAAGAGGTTTTAAGTGCTACAGAAAGCGACACAGAAGCCGTCACTGACGCAGCAGTTGAGCCAGTTAAACGAGAAACTAGAGGCCGAAAACCTAAAGCTAGCGCCGCTCTCGTCGAAGACACGTTCTAAGATCAGAGACGATAAGTTTAGAAAGCAAAATGATTTCATCGAAGATCCAGCCGCATTTAAAGCTGGATTTTGCACTCGCAGGGCTGGAAAGTCTTTCAGCGGAGCTATGCTTTTGGCTGACGCTGCCGAAAAATACCCAGGCTCAAGCGTTCTTTATCTTGCAAAGACAAGAGACACGGCAAAACGCATTCTTTGGAAGGACTGCTTAAGCGTTGTTAATCGCCGGTTTGATCTGAACCTAAAAGCTAACATGGTAGAGCTATCGATGACTCATCCAAATGGCTCTGTGATTTACCTATCAGGTGCAGATGCCAATCCAGATGAGTTAGAAAAACTGCTTGGTCAAAAATATTCGCGCGTTGTGATCGATGAGGCGCAGAGCTGGAAACAGGATTTAAAGGATTTGGTTTACAACAAACTAAAGCCCGCCGTGGCTGATTACCGTGGGCAAATTGTTTTACTTGGTACACCGTCCAATAACCGCTCGGGCTTATTCTTTCAGATCACTACTGGACTTGAGCCCGGTTGGTCTGTCTGCACCTGGTCGGCGTTTGATAACCCTTATATGTCTGAGCAGTGGCAAGCAGAGATCGAGGATCTAAAAGCGCGTAATCCAAATATCGTTCATGATCCAGGATTTCGGCAAAACTATCTTGGCGAATGGACTATCGAGAGGGAAGCTTTGGTCTACCGCTTTGATAGGGAGCTAAATGCATTGCCTGAAATGCCAGCGAAACACCAAAAAGATGAAGAGTTTTACGTTATCGGGATCGACCTTGGTTACTTCCCTGATCCAAGTGCTGTCGTGGTGGCTAGCTATCGCAGGTTTGATAGCAATCTTTATTTCATAGAAGCGCACAAATGGGAAAAGCTAACGCTTGGTGACCTAGCAGAGCGTGTAAGACCACTCATGGCTAAATATAAACACGCGAAGCTCATCGTTGATGCGGCAAACAAGCAAGCAGTCGAGGAAATGAAACAGCGTTACGCTTTACCTTTAGAGGCAGCCGAAAAGCACGGTAAAGAGGGTTACATTGCACTTATGAACGCAGACCTAGCGAGCGGCACCGTTAAGACACTTCCAGCCGCTGATTTACTCGTGCAAGAGTGGGATGTTTTAACTTGGGATGAGGGGGGCATGGGTAGGAAGCGCCAAGAAAACCCGAACCTTGCAAATCATTGCGCCGACGCAGCACTCTACGCATGGCGATGGGCCTACAATTATGCTTTCACTACAGCACCAAAAGAGATCAATATTCATAGCGAGGAAAAAGTAAATGAATTCTGGGAAAGAGAAGCCGAAAGAGCAAGTCGCACAAAAGCGCAAGCCGATGAGTGGTGATTACATCGTTAATCCCCCAGCACTTTATGAAGTGACCAAGTGGATGCATGACGAGCATGTGATTGAGTTTAAAATGGGTGATTTTAGCGTAAAACTCGGTGGACCAAGGCCCACTTTTATGCAGCCAAGCGTGCCGCCAGAGGTGACAACTACAATTAAAAATGATGGCCTAACAGACGATGAGCGATTCTATGGAGTGGGAGCGGCTGAATGGCAGAGATAAAAAAAGAATATTACAATCAAGCAAAAGAAAAAACCGATTACCGTAACGACTGGTGGTCTATCGATGAGAAAGAGCTTTACATGCATCTCTTTCCATTGGTGCGCTACCTTCGCCAAAAGCAGGGCTATCGCCGGACGGCTAACATTCGGCACGCTAGGCTTTACAGCAATATGGACGCTCTCGGGGCTTTTTCTAGCACTTACGGCAAGGTAAATTCGGACGGTGTGGGCACTCACAAGCTATCGTTAAACGTCGTGGCCGCGGTCGTTGATACTTTGTCCAGTAAGATCGCTAAAGCAAAGCCTCGCACGGTTTATCTAACAGACATGGGTGATTGGAAGCGCCAGCAGCGAGCAAAGAAGCTTCAAAAGTTTATGGAAGGTTGGCGGCAAGGGGCTTTAGAGTACGAAAAGAAGCAACAAGCTTTTGTTGATTCTGGGATCTTTGGCACTGGCCTCGTTAAGTTTTACGCTGATCCAATTAAGGGTGAGATTTGTTGTGAGCGCGTCTTGGTTGATGAAATCGACGTTGACGATGCTGAAGCCATTTATGGCCAGCCGGCATCACTCTATCAGGCAAGATTTGTGGCAAGAGATAAGCTTTTAGCGTCTTATCCAAAGATGCATGATGCGATTCTTCAGGCCACCGCTGGTGAGGCGCAAGAGCTTGCTCGTAGTCAGTCGAGTGATCTTGTAATGGTAATCGAGGCATGGCATTTACCGAGCGATAAGAACACTCCAAATGGTCGCCATGTTATCGTTTGCGACACCTGCACGCTTTACGACGAAACTTGGGAATTTGAGTGGTTTCCGTTTTCTAAGCTCATGTATAAACCAAGGATCACAGGATGGTTTGGCATGGGGGCAGCCGAGTGCTTACTTCCAATCCAGATCGAGATTAATAAAACGATTCGGTCGATTGAAGCGGCTCATCGGCTAATGGCTACACCAAGAATTTACGTTGAAAACAGCTCTGGAATTAATCAAGGTACGCTAACAAACGACATTGGCTCAATTATCAAGTTTAGCGGTAACCCGCCAATTGAGAGCCAAGGTGTGGCGATGCCGTCGCAGATTTACGCTTATTTAGAAAACCTTTGGCAGAAAGCTTTTGCGCAAGAGGGTGTCTCGATGCTCTCGGCAAGCAGCCAAAAGCCAGCAGGACTTAACTCTGGCGCAGCTTTAAGGGAATATCAGGACGTTGAGAGCGAGCGTTTTCAGCTCATGGGCCAGCGTTATGAGATGAGTTTTCTCGAATCAGATCGCATCGTGATTGGTCTTACTAAAAAGCTAAATAAACAAATCCCTGGTGGTGTAAAAGTTAAGCTTGGTGGTTACGGCGGGGCTGAAACCATTAAATGGTCTGAAGTTGAAATGGATGAAGACAAATATATCATCCAGCAATTCCCGGCTTCGATCTTACCAACGACACCGGCTGGCCGATTACAGACCGTTACAGAGCTTTCGCAGTCTGGTTTTATCGATAAGGAAACAGCACTTAATTTGCTGGATTTCCCAGATTTGAAAGCTACGACGAGTCTTTTAACTGCAAACCAGCAGCTTGTGAAAAAGATCATTGATTCGATGATTGAGACCGAAAAATATGTGCCGCCAGAGCCTTATTTCGGACTTCAGTTTGCGAAGGATTATGCGCAGCTTAGTTATTTAAAAAGCAAAATGGACGGCGTCCCAGACGAAAAGCTGGAGTTGCTTAGGACCTTTATGTCTGATTGTCAGACGCTTTTAGATAAAGCAGCACAAGCCATGCAGCCACCACCAGGCCAAGCGCCACAGATGCAGGGTGAGGCCATTGCTAATCCACAAGCTCCACCAACAAGCGATTTGTTACCGGTGTAATATGCGATTAATCGGAGGGGATTCGTTGCATATTCTGAGAGAGTTGGAAGATTGCTCGATTGATTCAGTCGTGACCGACCCGCCGTATGGCTTGGCGTTCATGGGTAAGAAATGGGACTACGACGTTCCTTCCGTTGAACTATGGCTCGAAGTATTTCGCGTTCTGAAACCGGGCGGCCACGTTCTTAGTTTCGGCGGCACGAGGACCTATCACCGCATGGTTGTGAATATTGAAGACGCTGGCTTTGAAATTAGAGACCAATTGCAATGGCTATATGGCTCAGGTTTTCCAAAGTCGCACGACGCTTCAAAGGGTATGGACAAAGCGGCGGGTGCTGAGCGTGAAGTTATCGGTCCAAAGTCTACTTATCGCGAACCGCAAACGCCGAACGGTTGGGATTGCACTAAACGCGCAGAGTTTGAAACCGCACCCTCAACCACCCTCGCTAAACAATGGCAAGGCTGGGGCACAGCACTTAAGCCAGCAAACGAGCCAATCGTATTGGCCCGGAAGCCGCTTGTTGGAACTGTTGCGGCCAACATTGCCCAGTACGGCACTGGTGCCCTCAATATTGATGCGAGTCGGATTGCTCCATCGGACCCTGAACAATACAAGGCAAACGCTACTCGTTCCGATGGCAAGATTCGCGAGGGCTTTCTTGCTTCAGGCATGAACGCTACTGCATCTGAAATAGGCCGCTGGCCTGCCAACGTGCTTTTCGATGAAGAAGCTGCGGCGGTGCTCGATGCGCAAAGTGGGTTGATAAGAACTCGAAATGGCTACGGAATCAAAGGGCAAACTGGAGGCGGCACGGGCGCAGCTTATGTAATGCGAAAAACTGAGGCCCACGTTTCTCAAAAAGTAATAAGGGAAAACGAAAACGGAGTATTGGGCGGCGCCTCACGTTTCTTCTACGTCGCAAAAGCAAGTAAGAAAGAACGCGGTGAAGGAAACAACCATCCAACCGTCAAGCCGATCAAACTCATGGAGTATCTGGTCAGGCTCATCACCCCGCCAGGCGGCACAGTGCTCGACCCATTCATGGGCTCAGGGACGACTGGTGTCGCGTGTAAGAATCTAGGATTTCAATTTGTGGGAATTGAGCGCGAGCAGGCTTATCTAGAAATAGCAGAGAAACGAATCGAATCACAAAAATTAAAAAACCAATTAGAAATGGGGAATTTATGAGCCAAGAGACAACACAGGCCGTAGTACAGGCAGCAAAAGCAGAAGTTCAAGGTCAACCGCAAGCGGCACCGGCTACCGAAACACCAGCGGCAGCACCACCGGAAGCGGCAAAGCCCGAGGCAAGTCAGCCGGAATTTGCAGAGCAGTTTGCGCGCTTAGCCAAAAAAGAGCGCCAGATGCGCGAGCAGCAAGCCAGACAAGAGGCCAGAATTCGGGAATACGAGCAAAAGCTAGCTGAATTTGAGCAGCTCGAAAAAGATCCTATGCCGTTACTCGAAAAGCGCGGTTGGAATTTAGATAAGCTTTTAGAGCGAGCGGCGACCGGCGAAGCGCCAAAGCCAACGACTGACGATAAGGTAAGCGAGTTACAAAAAAAACTAGACGCTCTCGAGCAAGCCAAAAAAGAAGCCGAAGAGCAGGCAAAGTCGCACGCTGAACGCAGGGCGATAGCCGAGTATAAAGCAAAGATTCAGCAGACGGTTGACACCGCTTCTGATCAATATGAGGCTATCAAAGAGCTACAAGCGTATGACATGGTTTTCGTGACTGCTGAGGAAATATTCCAAGAGACCGGGGAAATCCCTGACATCGCAAAGGTGGCAGAGGCAGTCGAGAAACACCTAGTAATGCAGCTTGAGAAAGCATTTAAGTTAAAAAAATTTGGTGATCGGTTACAGCCAAAGGCCGATTCGCCACTCGAGACAAGTAAAGCGCAAGAGACCAAAGCCAGCGCGACAACACTCACGGCACAAACGACCGGCGTCACCAAGCCGCCGCAAGGTAAATTATTACCTCGCGAGCAAAGCTTGGCAGAGGCCGCAAAAAACATTCGCTGGACATAGTCCCGCAGGAGTAAAAAATGGCTTTGGATCTAACAAGTTTTGATGCAGCACTTAAGCAGCATTACACCGATGATCGTATTATTAACATGGTTTACAAGGACAACCCGTTTTTGGGCCTTGTTTCCAAAATGGAAGACTTTGGTGGCCGTAACCTGCCAATCGTCAACATTTGGGGTAACCCACAAGGGCGATCTGTTAACTTCACACGTGCGCAAGTTCGTGGCCAAGTTACAAACTCGCGCCTTGATGACTTTTTGCTTACTCGCGTAAAAGATTACTCGATTGCGACAATCGACAACGAAACGCTTGAAGCTTCTAAAGGTAACGCAAACGCGTTTATGGAAGCGGCAACGACTGAAATCGACGGCGCGATCAACTCGCTAACTCGCTCGATTGCGGTAAAAATGTATCGCGCTGGGTACGGCGAAGTCGGAAACATCGCGACCGGCGGTATTTCTTCGGCGACAATCACACTTGCGCAAGCTGAAGACGTGACAAACTTCGAAGTAGGAATGGAATTGGACCTTTCGGCTACGCTGACGGGTGCGGTTCGCGCTTACGGCACAAGCGGTAACGGTCTTATCATCACGGCAATCGACCGAGATGCAGGGACTTTGACGTTTGGTTTCAACGTCACTGACGCTACAAACGGTATTCCGGGCGCAACTGCTGGCGATTTCATTTTCGTTCGCGGTGATCACTCTGGATCTGTTTTGACTTCGATTGCTGGTCTTGGCGCATGGGTGCCAGACACTGCGCCAACGTCTACAGCGTTTTTCGGTGTTGATCGTTCGCAGGATGTAACTCGTCTTGGTGGCTTGCGATTTGATGCGGCTTCTCTTCCATTGGAAGAAGCACTTATCAAAGGTGCTGCTCGTTCAGGACGTGAGGGCGCGAAACTTGACCATTACTTCATGAGCTACGACAAGTTCGAGCAACTTGAAAAAGCTCTTGGCGCAAAGGTTCAGTACGTTGATTCGTTTGCTACTGCGGAAGTCGCTTTCCGAGGTATCTCGATCAATGGACCTCGCGGCATGATTAAGTGTATCCCAGATCAAAACTGCCCGAATAACCGTATTTACGGTTTGTCGCTCGATATGTGGAAGCTCTACTCTTTGGGTAAAGCAGTTCGCGTTATCGACACAGACGGTCTTCAAATGCTTCGCCAAGCTTCTGCTGACGGCGTTGAAGTACGTTACGGTTTCTACGGCAACCTCGGATGCCGAGCACCTGGACACAACATTGTTTTGCGCGTCTAACCAGACGTGTTAACTTAGGCGCTAGCGGTGTGGTTATGAGGCACATTGCTAGCGCCTTAAGGATGAGGCGCTTTTTTATTAATTTGGCAGTTTATGGGGGCATAAATTGTCGCGATACCCACACCTTTAAGGGGAATACATGGCAAATCGATTATTTCAGCAGTTCTTTTACTCACTCACAAAAAATCTAACTGGCATTCATGGCGTGATTTCGATCAATTCCTCGGCTGCGGTTACTGGTTCAACCATTCGTGGTGCGTCGGTAGCTAAGACGGGCACTGGTCTTTATACGATTACGCTTGATGATAGTTATCCTGCGCTTGAATCGGCGCAATTTACGCTACTGGCAGCGACGGCGGTTGACCTTGTGCCACAAATTGTTTCGGCTGACGTTGTTTCGGCTAAGACAATTGTTGTGCGACTCAACACTGGCGCGACGGCAACTGATCCTTCAGCGGCTTGTCAAATCCACGTAGCACTTCGCCTACGAAACAGCTCGGTTGTTATCTAAGGGGGTTTTATGCTCTTAGGACCTAACAAAAAAGCTGCCCAAATTATTGCGGGCTCGATGAAAAAAGAGCCCTTTCAGCAAAAAATGGGCGAAGGCGGCATGGTCGAAATGGAGTCAGAAGAGCCGGAAGTTATGTCCGATGCGTCTATGGCAAAAGAGCAGGCAGCAACGAAGCTGATTTCTGCTATGGAGTCAAAAGATGCTAAGGCTATTGTTTCAGCAATTCAGACGATGATCGATCTATGTTCAGTAAGCGAAATGGGAGATGACTAGATGGCGACACGAGCAGAGCTTAGGGCTAGAGCCAGAGAGCGCGCAGATATGGAAAACTCCACATTCATTTCGGATGCGGAGCTTAACATCTATTTGCAGCAATCTTGGTTTGAGCTTTACGATCTGCTCGTTGCGTCTTACGAGGACTATTACACCATTTCAACAACCTCGACGCTTACAAGTGGTAATACAATCGCGCTTCCGGCTGACTTTTATAAGCTTCGCGGGATCGATTACCAGCTAGGCGGCACAGAATATATCAACGTCCGTTCTTACAATTTTGCCGAAAGAAACCTGCGCGCTAAAAACGTGCAGATTTTAGATAACGGACGCCGAAATCTGGTCTATCGCCTTTTAGCTGGAAGCATTGTTTTTCTGCCAGAGAACGACGCCACGGGTACATACAAGATTTGGTACATACCTCGCTGTGGGACTTTTGTAGACGATATGACTGAAGTTTCAAACGTGCTGGACTTTGACGAATATATTGTCGTTGATGCAGCAATTAAAATGCTTGTGAAAGAAGAGTCAGATCCTTCTGCACTACTTTTGGCAAAAGACGCTTTGAAGAAAAGAGTCGAGGCAATGGCTTCAAATCGCGACGCTGGTGAGCCGCAGACGGTGGCAGATGTTAGAACGTCGGATTCTTACAATGACCTTTTATTCCCTCGGGGGTAAACCTTGGCCTCTCGTAAAACGATTAAGAGGGTTCAGGGCGACTTTAAGCTTGAGCAGCTTCAAAGAAATATAGAAGACTTTTTAAAGGCAGCAGTGCCTGATTTTTTGGCTAACGGCGAAGACCTTGGCCAAGTTGTTTTGGCGTCCGGTGCCAATGTTGTAAATCATAAACTTCAGCGTGTGCCACAAGGTTTTTTGATCTTAGATCAAGATGCAAACGCAAACGTATATCGTACGGCGGCTACAGATCGCACTATCACACTTACAGCGAGTGCTGCCGTCACGATAAAGGTATGGGTGTATTGAAATGGCTTTAGAGCGTCAGACGGTAAGTCTTAACATTGCGACTTCTATCAATCAAAAGGCTGACGACAAGCAGATCGATGCAACACAGTTAGCCGCAAGTAAGAACGTAAGAATCAAGAAAGATAAGCGCGTTCAAAAGCGTGAAGGGCTTCAAGATTACAACACGACTCAAGAAAGCTTAACGGGCACAAATCCGCTTTTGATTGGATCTAGTGCTTCGCAAAGCTGGGTGCGCGAGTATAAAGATCAAGTAATCATGCAGAATAAGGGTGCGCTTTACGTACGAAACCTGACTGCAAATAACTGGAAACAGACCGGCTACACTCAACAAATTCGAATGACTTCTGAAACTGTGGCGGCTGGCAGTTATATTGCCGAAGATTGCGACGGTATCCGAGCGGGTGACTTAGACATATTTATGTTTAAGGAGTACGACAAAATCAGGCTCTCGGTTCGAAGAATCAGCGACGGCATTTGGCTCTATAAAGATCAGATCATTTACACGAAATCAGGCTCGAACTTTATGGGCTATCTGCGCGTTATCGAAATGGCTAGCGTCGTTGCGGTAATGTGGATTGATACCAGCATTAAGGGTTTAACAATCAATAAGACCACTTATGCGTTATCAAGTGTGATAACGATTGTTTCAGCGGCGACCACTGGCTGCACAAGTCTTGATGCGGTTTATATTGCGAACTCTGCGGCTGGCGAGGTAATTGCGCTTGGCTATCGAACCGCGACGGGATCGGTAAGGCTTCGAACCATTAACAGCTCTCTTGCTAGCACTGGTCCCGGCGAATACACGACGGGAGAGGTGGGGCAGCAGCGCGTATCGGTTTATGTAGACAGTGCTCAGCCAAATGACGTGTTTTTTGTCTGTGAAAACGTAATTGCGGCAGTTTCAGCTCTTGGTCAAAGACAGACCAGCGGTGGTTTTAATGTCAGATGGGGCGCGGCTACAATTGGCGCAGGATCTTGGACACTAAAAAACGCAACGCAAACGATTGCTGACTTTACCTATGAGCCAACGGTTAAGAATTCGCCCTATTATTTCGCAAACGCCTATACGCAAATTACCGATGCCAGCAACTCAAGCAATATCTTGATTTTGATGAGCGTCATAAATGTGTTTACCGATATTTCTGAAACCTGGTCTTTTATCGGCTCAAAAGCCGGCGCAGTCGTAAATGCGGCAAGTCTTTATAGTCACGGTATTTCGATTTGCGGGAAGGTTACGACTGACATCGAGAGAACCACTAACGTCTTTCCGGCTGTGATCCAAAGAGAGAGCGACCAAATTATTGCAGTATTTGATTACTGGCGAGGCCAAGAGGTTCGCAAGTGCTCAATCGCAGCGGTTTTAGATGGTGGCGACATTGCGTTTACGAGAAGTACCTTGACGACGCTTCCACAGACTCAAGTCTCTTCGGCTGGTTTTTGGTTTTACACAAACCGCTACACGAGAGGCATCGCAAACGATGATAGCGTTGAGCGCGGTATTGCACTGGTTAGCGGTGTTTTTGCTACCAATCGCAGTGAAGCAATTGAGGTAAACAACACTCTCATTTGGGGCGCAGGTGTAGCGAGAAGCTACGACGGTATTACTGTGGGCGAGCTTGGCTTTCTTGTGCCGCCTAAAAAGATTTACATGAGTACGGGCGTCGGTGTTTCGCTAACGGTAACAACCGTAGGGGCTGGTGCAACTAGACAAGTAAGGTCGATCACTCTGCCCTGTGGTGCGCATATTCAAGCGTCTGCAAACGTATTGAATCAGCAATTTTATATTAGCCTTGATGATACCGGTGCTGCTTGGCAGTTTTATTTCGTTATCGATGGCGTCGGCGCGCCACCAACTGGTGCGGGTACTAACATTCCGGTTTACATTCGGGCAGTCGATACACCGGGCGAAGTTGCTCAAAAGCTTGAAGACGTTTTATTTACGACTGGTAGTGGATACAATTTTTTAAGAGACGCCACGAGAACCAATAACGATTACAGCTCGACGATTTACATTCGAAACTTTACCGCTGGTGCCGTTGGTACGCCAGACGCAGTCAACGACTTTGCAAACTTAACTGGCACGCCGCTTATTGAAGATGGCACTTACTTGGTGCGAGCGGTGCAAGTTTATGTTGATCGATTTGGTAATACTTATCGGTCGGCACCTTCGCCACAAAGTACGATTGTCGTTTCAGCAGATACGGCACTTTATTCGTTTTGCGTCTTAGCCCCGCCGATTACATCGCGGCCATTTGCTCAGAATTATATTGAGATTTATTTGAGCACGGCCAACGGCTCGATTCTTTATAAGATTTCTCGAAACAATAACGGCTTTGACGCACTTACTTGGTCCGGCGCAAGTGGGCAGTATTATGCGCGCCGCAGGCTGCTTAACGAGCTTGCCTTAGAGGCCGAATACGGCGTGACGCTTGTCGGGTACAGCAATAATCAGCAGCTTTACACCACTGGCGGCATTTTTGAAAACGACTATCCGCAAAACTGGCAATTCCTATTTAGGTTTAAAGACAGCGTCGGCGTTGGTGGTTTTTCGGTAAACCCTAAGCTTGTTGTTTTCAGTAAGCAGATATTTACCGGCGAAGGCATTTCGTTTAGCGACTTTTTAAGCATCGATATTGATACAGACGATGAGGCTCTAACTGGTGCTGAGTCGCTAGACGATAAGCTAGTGCTATTTAAACGCGAGGCTAAATATGTTGTTGTCGGCGATGTGCCGAACGATGCCGGTGGTGGTGGTTCTTTATCAGTACCGCAATTAGTTGCGTCAGATACTGGCTGCAATGACTTCCGAAGTATCGTTAAAAACACCGATGGTCTTTACTACCGATCAGCAAAAGGCATTTACCGCTTAGGTCGCGATCTGCAAGATAAATACATTGGAGACCGTGTAGAGGACACAAACGGCTTTACCATTTCAAGCGCACAGCTCTTTAAGAGCACAAACGAAATTGTTTATTTCTTCAGTAATTCCCAAGAGGCGCTTTGCTATAACTACTATTTTGATGTCTGGACCGTTTGGCGTAACCACACGTGCGTCAACGCTTACGCTGGCACAAAGCTTTATATCATAAGAGCCGATGGCCGGGTTTTGTACTCGACGCCGACCGTGATTAAAGATGTGGAAAACGGCGTAACGACGGCTGTGCCATATACAATCGAAATGCCTTGGTTAAAAGTTAAAGGCCAGCAAGACTACCAGCGCATTAAGGAATTGATGCTGCTTGGTGAGTACAAAACGGCACACTCGATGATTGCTGAAATCTGGTGGGATTATGATCAGCGCGACGCCGTGAAACAGACACTCACGATTGCTTCGAGCAGCGTTATTAGTGGCACCGATTACGCTGATCAAACTTACCAAATTCGCTTTGCCCCACAGAAGCAAAAGTGTGAGGCTATCAAGGTCCGATTTACAGATGTCCCCGATACATCAACGAGCGGCGAAAGCTGCACGCTAAACGCGGTTGATTTCAGCGTTGGACTTAAATCTGGGCTCTCGAAGCTCAAGACTGGCAAGCAGGTATGATGTCGCTTTATGCTCAATATGTGGCCGAAAAAGACGGGATGAGTGTTATTGAAAAAGAGCACGGCTTTGCTGTGTTTCGGATTCAGTCTGATTCAGTTTATTTGCGCGACATTTTTGTCGTTGAATCGAAACGCAAGTCTCACTTGGCCAAAGAAATGGCCGATGAGGTAGCAGAGATTGCTCGCCGCAAAGGGTGCAAGTTTATGACGGGCACGGTTAACCCTAATTTGCCAAGTGCGACCAAAAGCATTCTTGTGCTTGCGGCCTACGGGATGAATTTAATTTCAGCAAATCAAGATGTTTTGCTTTTCGGGAAGGAAATTTAAATGGGTGAGGTTTTATCACTGCCAGGCAAGATTTTTGGTGGCATCACTGGTGCCCTCGGGGGCGATGCGGCTTACAATGTCCAAAACCCTACTTTTGATCGCACAGCGTTTGATCCAAACGCCGAAGAGCAGCAGCTTACTAATTTGATTTTGCAACGGGCACGGGGCGAGGTTCCGAGCGTAGCCGAGCAGCAAATGCGCACGGGGCTCGATGAGGCCGCTCGCAGGGCCTCTAGCTTTGCAGCTTCTCAACGTGGGGTTAGTCCAGCGTTAGCGGCAAGGCTCGCAAGCCAAGGGCAGCAAGAGCTTATGGGGCAAGGTATTGGGCAAACTGCTATGCTGCGCGCTCAAGAGCAGCAGCGAGCTGAATCTTTAGCAAGTGGTTTGATCGGTGACCAACGATCTGCACGAATGGCAAGAGAGCAGCTTGGGGTAAACGCTGCCCTTGGCGCAGAAGGCATGAGGCAGCGTGGAGCCGAAGCCGGTGCAAGTCGGCAGTCTAGTCTGCTTGGTGGCTTAGGCAGTGCTGCAACGGTTGGTCTTTTAATGTCTGACGAAAGAGCAAAGACTGGCGCTAGAGACGGTCGCGGTGCCGCTCGCGAGATGTTAGATAAAATTGAGCCAAGTTCTTACGAGTATAAAAATAAAGCACATGGTCAAGGTCGGCATTTAAGCCCGATGGCGCAGGATCTTGAAAAGTCGCAAGCTGGTAAGCAGATGGTAGTTGATACGCCGGACGGTAAAATGGTCGATTATGGCCGAGGTTTCGGTGCAATCTTAGCCGCTCAAGCTGACTTGAATGAAAGACTGAAACAAGTTGAGGGTAGACAGGGATTTGCGTTTGGTGGTGCCGTTCAAGAGTCAGGTCCAAAGATGACACAGCAAATGGGTAACGTGATGCAAGCGCAGCCCGTACCAAATCCACAAGTTGTGCAAAATCAATTCGGGTTAGTTGATCAGAATGCCGCTTCTCAGCCAGCAAAACAGCCTGGGATGAAGGGTGATTTCTTAGGCCAAGCGGCAAATGTAAACCTTAATATGATTCAAAATCGCAGAGAGCGCGATTGGTCTAAATATGGAAAAGATGGTAACGACTTGAATACGTCTTACCGTGACTACACCGAGCAAGTTAGATCGCCTTCGCAGATTCGGTATGGATACGCAGACGGCGGCCTTGTGCAGTACGAACTTCCAAAGTTTGGCAATCGCTATGCAAACATGATGGGCGTTGCAGACATTCCAGAGATGCTACCAGCGCAGCAATCAAGCTTTGATCCAGTAAAACTAGGGATGGCCTTAGCGACTCTTGGTGGCTCTGGCAACGTCGCAGGTGGCGCAGGTGGTGCTGGTGGCGGTAACGAGATTGGCACCCGAGGTATGGCACAATATGAAACTGCTGGTTTCATGTCTGGCGGTAAAGTGCCTGGCCGCGCAGAGGTAAAGGGTGATCATCCAGACAACGACAAAGTGAAGGCACTTTTAAGCCCTGGCGAAATCGTTATACCTCGCACTGTAGTTCAAAAGGGACCAGAGGCCATTAAGTCATTCGCTGCAAAGATTTTAGAAAAAGAAAAAGCGGGGCCAAAAGATGTATAAGCCAAAAATGGAATATATCGAGAAGCTTTATAAAGGCGGCAAGATCACAAAAGAGACGGCTGCCCGATGTGGCTACGCCGAAGGTGGCTTGGTTGATCCAGCGAAGATCGATGCGAGTCAGATCGTAATTGATCCATCGGTGATGCAACAAGGTGCCGCGATGCCAGCACCAATGCCCCAAGTTATGCCGCAAGTAAGTGTAAATCCATTTAGCGGAATAACTCGCGGGATTGAGAACTTCAGAGAAAAGCTTGCGACAGAGCCAACGCTTGTCGAGGAAGCACGCCAAAAGTACCTTGCTAGTCAAAATCCTAACTATCAGCTCGCCAGTGCTCCAAGTGGCCAAGCGATGCCAGAAGGTGCCGTCGAGTTAGAGCAGTTTGGTCAAGCGGCGCAAGCACCTAGTCAGATGCTACCGCAAATGCCTGTAAGCGGTGCTGAGGGCGCTATTGATGCTGCCGTTCGCGCTGGAATGGTTGAGGGTGTTCAGACTGGTGCTGCAATTCAGACCATGCAGGATACGCTGAAAGCTACAGCCGCCGAAGAGCAGTTAAAAGCGAAAG